CGGGGCTGGCGAAGGTCGACGGAAAGACCACGCAGGCCGACGCGGGCGGCGTGATCACCGTGAAGGACGTGGCGATTGAGGGAGACATTGAGGATCTTGCGAGTGCGCGGGGGCAGATCGGGAACGCAAAACCCCTGGGTAGCGGATTTGATTTTTCCACCGGAATGATAGGTTCTCTACCGGGTCAGTACTACGCTAATGCCGCAGGGTCAACAAATGCCCCGTTCAACGGGCCCTACGTTGAACTTGTTATGGGCCTACCTACGAATAAGGCATCTTTATTGCTTAATGCGGGCAGGCAAGACGTTGCCATTCCCAGAGCTGCAATCCGTAGTCATTTAGATACAACAAGCAATAATATCTTATCTGAATACAACCGGGTGATCACCGAACAGCAAATCGGCGACGGCCTCACAAACACCAACGGTATCATCTCCGTCCCCGAATACGATGGTGCGACGGCATCGACCGCCGGGACAAGCGGCCTTGTACCGCCCGCAACCGCCGGGCAACAGGAAAGCTTTTTGACCGGAGGCGGGGAGTACAAGCCAGCGCTCTCAACTGGCGGCGGCGTCATGACGGGCAGCATCCAGATCAATGATCCCGCCAACGACATCGCCGTAGCCCCTCCCGCGAATACCGAACGCGGCATGTTTCTTGGCGACAAAAACAGCGTGGTCATGGGCGGGTTCGATGTCATACAGCGCGCATCGGATAACGCTAAATACACGCAATTCTATTCAAAAAATAGCAGTGGACATATCACGTCCATTGCTGCTGTGACTTATGAAGACGGCACGAGAGAACTTGTGGCGGATAGCCCTCTCCAAATCAACGACATACAAATAAAACAGGTTGTTGACGGCGGAAGAAGGGTAATCGTGCTCTCTGGGGCGCGTGGCAAGGAAGGGTATTCATTTCGTTTTTCCCCGGACACGGGGGAGGCATATATGGATGGCCGTGTAATACATGCGAAAGCCGATACCGCCGGATACGCAGATACCGCCGGAAGTGCTCCGGCAAATGGCGGGACGGCATGGGCCGCGAACCGCCTGCGCTTAACAGAGGGCGGTGAAATAGCATGGAGTTGGACGGGACAAGGAGGTCAACCCCAGTGGTTGTGGGGAGGCAATGACGGCGTCAACATGCGCGTCTACAACCCCGCCAATTTCAGCGTGAACTATGCGAACAGCGCGGGACAGGCACAGCTAGCGGCCCCAGCCGTGCAATGGGTTGTCAATACTTCGGGTCCAGCTATCACTGTACCCCAGGGAGGCACATATAACGTTGTGTGTATCTGCTTCAACGACAGTGGCGGCAAAGGCGCTGTGAAGCACTACCCCAATATTGCCGGGGGCACAGTAATCCCGAACGCACCCACAGACTACATGGTCGCCGGGCTTTGTGCTCGTGTTGCATAAAAAGAGGTTAAAATGATTGATTTTTCGCAAATCATCCACCGCACTTTTGACGACTCATACGTCATCACGAAAAATGGTATGCCCTACCATGTCTATCCCTACTCTGCCGAATTCGCGGAAGAATGGGACGAGGCATTTGCCTATGCCGAGGCGCACCCTGAATGCGTGACCGAAGAAAAGCCTTATGTACCCACGCTTGATGAACTGAAAGCAGCGAAGAAGGCATGGATCGACGCTGAAACGTCCGCCGCCATTGCTTCCGGGTTCGACTATGCCGTGGGCGGAGTCACCTATCATTTCAGCTATGACACCTTTGACCAGCAGAATTTTGCGGATACGGCGAACGTCTGCCTGATGAAGCAATCGGGAATGCCGGGCCTGCCGGACTCTGTAACGTGGAACGCCTACACGCCGGGCGGTGAGCTTGAGCGTTTGACGTTCGACGCATCGGGCTTCCTCGCGCTCTACGCGGGCGGGGCCATGAAGCACAAGAACGAGACGATGCAGCGCGGCGGGGAACGCAAGGCGGCTGTGGAGGCCGCGACTACTGCGGAAGAGGTTGAAGCCGCATGACCTACGGAAAGCGAACGTTGATCGCCGTCGATCAGCTCCTCAATACGCTCCTCGGCGGCTGGCCGGACGAAACCCTGTCCTCGCGCTGTTACCGTTGGGCGCGGGACGGGGTGAGGGCATGGCCCCGCAAGCTCGTGGACGGGCTGTTCTTTTGGCAGAGGGAACACTGCAAGAGCAGTTATGAGAGCGAGAGGGAGGGGAGGCAGTCGCCGCCGGAGTTGAGGACACATGTCCGACCTAAAAACAGCACACCACCAGAGAATTCCTGACAACTAGGCATCAGGAAAGTGGTCACCGTTAGGTATATTGCTTTTCTACGCTATTCCTGAGCGTCGGGGAAAAGAACAATCAGCAACATTTTAAAGCGCTCAAGTGCGTAAACGGCGTGGGGAATTTTGGCGGGCATAACGATACAATCCCCAGCATGAAGGATATGCTCCGTATCCCCAATAGTGATACGGCCAGTTCCGTCGAGGACTGTGACCATGGCATCGCCGGAAGAATCATGTGCGCTGATTTCTTCGTTCTTGTCAAAGGCGAACAGCGTTACGTTGTGGTGCTTGTTCTGCGCTAACGTTTTGCTGACGATCTGCCCGGGTTGGTATGTCACCTGTTCAGCCAAGGGGAGTACTGTGGAATGTTCGATATTTTTGATAGGATGCGACATAATAGTTCCTCCATAGCACTCTGTAGATGTTATAAATAAATCTGTATGTTGGGGTAGTCTTTCGGAGACTGTTTGTAAACCTCATTAGAAGAGTGGGCCAGAAGCCATGTGCTCACCCGCCGGAATCGCGACAAACATAGCATTTTCAGAAGAAGCGGGGGAGTTACGGTCTCCCCCGCCGGCCCGGCGAGGACACGCCAGGCCACGGTCCCGCACGAAGGGACGCATCGTGCAGGGTTTCCGCCGATGGCTGTGCTCATGGCGAGCGCACGATATATAACAGGCAGAGAGCCGGGGTGCAATATGTGATTTGTTCAATAAAGGAAGCATATTGCACGATAATGCAGATCGGGCGCTTAAGCTGATGTATCGGCAATATCGGCATGTCCTTTTTTGAAGTAGCCATGGCGCAAACGCCTGCGGTTAAAAGTGCAGCCATACCCGAAACCCGAGACATAAGTGCAAGAGGCCCAATTGTAGATCTCAATATGTCCCAAATCGTGCACCGCGTTAGTCGTGGAAACCGGCATTCGCAACGCGAAAGCTGAAGGCATAAAAACTTCCCCGCCCTTGTAATTTTATTGTAAAATCTGCAATTCGGTTTTTGTCGAAGTTATCACGCCACTGGAGGCAGGGTTATCGCACCGCGCATCAGGATGATGGGAGCGCCGGAAGGCTGGACAGACCCGGCAGCGTGAAGCTACTTCCCCGTGAGCTGGTACCGATCTGGACGCAACGCCTCAAGGCCCTCGGTAACGGTATCGTACCGCAACAGTCATATGCGATCGCCGCTTGCATTCTGGAAGCTGAGGAGTTATCCGTGCCTTCCATTTTCCTTACCCCCTGAGAGCCTAGAGTTCCGGTGCAGAGGGCCACGAGCCCCGCGAAGAGCTTTTTTAAGGATAAAGGGACAAGCTACACAAGATGGGGCAACTTTAGGGGCAATAAAAAAATGAAAAAATTTTTATCCAAGATAATTCACTATACTATGGAGTATTTTTAACGGCCCCCCTCTCCGCCATAAATTTCAAGGGCTTGTTGAAATCCAACAAGCCCTTTTTTCGTATACCAAATTCACTATACGCTAGAATGTACGAGTAATCTGTACGATTTCAACGGAGCGCGCGGATTCGGTGTAACGTGCTTATCTCCGGTGCAGGGCACATCCCGCCGCCGGCGGAGCGCGTGCTCGAAAAGATGGAAGCCTTTTTCCGGTGGTACGGTGCGGCGCGGGGTGCGCTGCATCCTGTGGAATTCGCGGCCCGCGTCCATGCGGATTTCGTGAACATCCACCCCTTCAAGGACGGGAACGGCAGAACGGCCCGGCTCATCATGAATTTCGAGCTCATGCGGGTGGGCTTTCCCACGGTGATAGTCCCCGTGGATGCGCGCCCGGACTATTACCGAAATTTGGATATCGCCGCCACGCAGGGGGATTATCTCCCCTTTGTGATGCAAATCGCTGAATTGGCCCAAAAGAGTTTTGCCCCCTACTGGGCATTGCTTGGCGAATAGCGCATAAAAAGAATTGAAAAAGTCCTCCTCTGCTAAAAATGGCAGGGGAGGACTTTTTTTATTTGTGAACCTTTTGGGAAAAATGAAATCATTTTTCCATGCTTTTTTAAGTTTTTTCATTTTTTGGCTAGAGTTTTTCATTTTTCCGTAAATACGACATATCTGGGCGGCTTTTCCGTGCGCCCCTGCGGGGAGGTCGATAGCGTGGACGGAACTTTTACAAAAGGAGTTTCGTCCATGGAGATGCCTCAGATTTTCGAGAACAAGGAATTCGGAGCGGTTCGCACTTTCAGAGATAAAGCAGGAGAACCGCTGTTTGTGGCAAAGGATGTTGCGCTTGCCCTAGGTTATGAATGGAACGGCAATGCCCGGATTGCACATATTCCAGCAGAATGGAGGGGGGTCACATCCGTTGTGACCCCCTCCGGGACGCAAGAGATGGTTGTGCTCATTGAACAGGGCCTGTATTTTTTCCTCGGGCGCTCGGACAAGCCCAAGGCCCTGCCGTTCCAAAAGTGGCTGACTGGAGAAGTTCTTCCCGCCATCCGTAAAACAGGTGGCTACGGCACGCCCCAGACGGAAAATGAAATCCTGTCGCGAGCCATAACCATCGCCGCCAACCGTCTTTACCGTGATCTGCGCAAGGATGGGTACCTGATTCGGCGAAAGGGCGCCAATTGGAACATGCCAAAGCAGCGTATGATGGACAAGGGCTATTTCCGCGTGGTGGAACGCTCGACCGATACGGAAGACGACTACCAGTTTGTCACGGTCACAACCATGCTCACCGGAATGGGGCAATACCACCTGTTCGCACATTTTCTCAATAAATATGGCGTTCGTCGGCAGCTTTCACTTTTTGAGGGCAGGGCGCGGGCGTGAGGTGAACTTGCATTTCTGCTGAAGAGTGGATAAAAAGAAGGGGCAGGGAGTACGAATCCCTGCCCCAGTGGGGCACGTCCCCCACAACTCGTTGAATTACGGTTTTTGCGCCCCGGTAGATAGCACCTCTACCGGGGCGCGGCGTTTAGAAGTTCAGCAAGTGAACTGCCACAGCCGCAAGGAAGCTGGCCAGAAAGCCGACCAGCACGTCCCGGAGGAAGCGCTTCATGGGGTTTTCTCCTTTACCGGGAGAACATGCCCCACGCCGGGCAACCTACGCGACAACGTGAGCCGACACAAGGCCCTGCCCGATCTCTCGGGCAGGGCCTTTTCATCTTTCCCGTAAATACGGCATATCTAGACGGCTTTTCCGTGCGCCCCTGCGGGGAGGCCGATAGCGTGGACGGAACTTTTACAAAAGGAGTTTCGTCCATGGAGATGCCTCAGATTTTCGAGAACAAGGAATTCGGGAAAGTTCGGGTTACGGAGTATAACGGCGCGCCGTGGTTTGTAGCGAGCGACGTGGCGAAGGCGCTGGGGTATGAACGTCCAGCAGATGCAGTCAACATTCACTGTAAAAAAGCCAATAAAATCACTCAATACTGTGATTCACCGGATCGGGTAAAGACCCCGCCTATCAATCTTAACATCATCCCCGAGTCGGATGTGTACCGTCTCGTCATGCGGTCGAACCTGCCCGGCGCAGAACGGTTCCAAGACTGGGTTGTGGAAGAAGTTCTTCCCGCCATCCGTAAGCACGGCGGCTACCTCACGCCCAAAAAGCTGGAAGAAGCCTTGCTCAACCCGGATGTGCTGATCAGGCTGGCGACCCAGTTGAAGGAAGAGCGCGAGGCCCGCGTGCAGGCTGAGGCTCGTGTGGCCATCCTTTCCCATGTCCGAAAAACGTATACGACAACGGAGATCGCCAAAGAGCTTGGGATGCGCAGTGCCGTGGCCCTGAACCGTTTGCTGTGCGAGCGGCATATCCAGTTCAAGCAGAACGGAACCTACGTCCTGTACGCCGAGTATGCCGAGCATGGCTATGTCCACATCAAGCAGGAAATCCTCGAAAACGACAAGATCGTATATCATCGCCGATGGACGCAGCTCGGAAGGGAATGGCTCCTGGACATGCTCGGCTAAAAAAAGTCCCCGCCACACGTTTGGGCGGGGACTTTTTTCATATGTCGATCATGAACCCAAAAGCTCCTGATCCGTAGAGTGGAGGTTCCTGCGTCTGATAACCCGGGGAAATTGTTTTGGGTTTGTGCTCCTCAATGGGATATTGCGAGAAGTCCACGCGGGACGCCTGCTCGAAAATCATTTTGGCGCGGGAAAAGTCCCCCTCCATCATCTGGTGCTGCACATCTTCCGGGATGAAGCAGGGGAAAGAGGAGGCGAGCGCGTCGATCAACCCTGCAAGCCGTTCCTTCTGCGCTGCGGCTTCCAGAATGGCGGACTCGCATTGGGCCTTTGAGGTGGAGGCGGTTTCTTCGCTTCGGCGCAGCCGTTCCGTCAATTCGGCTTGTCGGGCGGTGGACTCGAAAATGGCGTCTTCCAGCGCCGCGAGACGCGCCTGCGTGTCCAGTTTCCATCCCGCGAGGTATTCTTCGGCCTTTCTGTCATCCTTATACGGTGGCCGCGAGGCATTCAAGGATCATCTGTTCCTTGCCGGCCGTGTCTGCGGCGCCTTCAAGGATGTAGCCCCGGTTCGAGCTGAACCCCGAGTTGAGCACATAGTCGAATCCCGAAAAGCCGGAAAGTCTGGTTGGCTTCCCTCTGCCCCCGTCGACCCCGGGGCAGGCCCATGAGAATCCTCCGACACGGGAGGCGTGCAGGGTGGAGACGATCTTTCCGGTTTCGGTATCCAGGACTTCCTGTGGATGTGAGACGACTCCCTCCGGGGAAACATCAAAGGCCACGGTCACGTTGGAGGGGATATTGCTGACTATGGCCTTCCCGCCGTCCGGCAGGGTGACGGCTTCGACTTCGCCGATGTTCATTTTCCCGGCAAGGATGCGCCGTCCATGGCCATAAAAGCCGAGGGCCTCCCTGAGCCTGATTTTTTCTTTGGTCGCTGGTGAGTTGCAGATCTCCCGCGCGTTCTCAATGATGTATTTCCTGTGATTGCCCGTATACTGGCGGCCCTCGTCGAGAAGAGAAAAGGAACAATTCAAGCGTTGTGCTGGCATATGCCCGCCTACGTCCGGAAGAAATTATGGGAGTCGACAGATTTGTAGACATTCTGTGGATGCCAAGCAAGTGGACAATGACCGTGCAGGCAAACAAGAGTTCGTCTGCGGGCAACTTGCCGAGCGTCTCCGTAAATACTGCCGGGGAGGCGAGTACGGAAAATGGTTTCGTGGCCGAATGAACATTAACTTTGAACGTCCTTTTGTTATGTTGGACTGGAGAAACTCAACGCCATGAAGGATCTTAGATAGGTTATTTTACTGCTTCTCATCTCCATTGTGGAAAGACAATTTTACCTTGGAGATCGAAAGATCCCTAAACTTCTGCTATGCGACGAGGAGTGGGGCCTATTCCGTAATCCCAATACGGAGGCATTTATTGAGACCGGTTACAGAAGAATACGCAAATACTTTGGTTCAATCGGATCTATTGTTCAAAGTTTCTTAGATTATACAAATAAAGGCAACTCTCATGTTGGGAAGGCTATCCTCTCTAACAGCGAATGGAAGCTCGCTTTGCAACCCAAAACAGAAGAACTCAAGGAGTGTATTGAAAAAAATTTAATAACGATGAATGAAGCACAGATGCACATTGCCGATACTGTACACACAACGAAAGGCAGCTACTCAGAAGTGCTTCTGCTTTCTTCAAAACAATCCACTGTGTTTCGATTCATTCCCATCGAAGCGGAAAAAGTCGCCTACACGACTTCTCCGGTGGAAATGCAGATGTACGAAGGATATTCAAACCGCACTGAAAACACAGAAGCAGGAAGAATCACCGGAACCGCTCCGTGTCTTGGGGGTGGCCTGTTATGCGAATGAACAGCTGGCTCAGGGCTACAGTTTTCAAGATGCCAAACGTCTTGTTCTTGAGCGCGAGGAAGAAGCTCTCGCATATGCCGCCCGACAATTCCGGGCCGCTTGAGGGGAGATTGTATGCACTTCCTCGTTTATGCATTCAATGACGGGTACTCGTTGTATATGTTCTTGAGCGGACTCCACAGTTACTTTGGGTCGCCCGAATGGAGCGGGCTTGTTTTTTTGATGGTCAGCGGGCTGACGCTTGCCGGTCTGCTCATGATTCGCTAAATCAGTCCGTTGGGTTATTTCAAAGCCTATGCTGGTCCTCTTCTGCTGTATGCCCTGTTCTTTGGTCAGACCGCCCAAATTCGCATTCAGGATGAGTGGGCACACGAAGCTTATACCATTGACAATATGCCTGTGGGAGTCGCCATACCGCTTTCTGTGCGTTCAACGGTGGAGAAAGTGATTCTGGATATGGTGGAAACGCACATCATGCCGCCTGACATGACCAGCTTTTCAGATTTTGACTTCTTTATGGAAGCAACAGCGCTCAGTGAGCTGCTCAACGGTAAAGCCATAAGCCAGTTTGAAGCCCTGTCCTCAGTGGGCAGATATTATGAGGACTGTGTTCTGAAGGGAATCGCAACCGTTTTTGTAAACGAAAGCGCCTACTATCGCAGCGGAAATCTCCTCACCGACAGCTATATGCCGTGGGGTGTCTTTACGGAAGTGGTCAACAGGGATGGCACAAGCGAGAGCACTGGCCGTAAGTGATGCCCATCGGACGGGGACCGGAGAGGAGTGGTCACAGTCGGCCACCAAGCACGAGGGATTCCAATCCGCCATGCAGCGCACGAATTCCGCGTGGCAATCTCTTTCCGCGACTCAAACCCGCATGGCGGAAACCCAGGCCACTTTTTCGGCATCGGCGGGGAAGAATATCAATACGGGTACGCTTCTGGCTGTCACCAGCAGGGCGGATCTGGAGCGGATGGCAATGCCCCTCGGCATGACTCGTCTGCATGGTGAGCTGCATCGCGGCGTCAATGCCATTGACAGTTTGCGTATCGCCGCCAACGCGGATACGGCCTCGCTCATGTGGCAGGCGGAAAAGGTAATATCCGGGCCCAGAGCGCGGTGAAGGATGTGCTTGGCGTGGTGGCCGACAGCAATCAATATAATGCGGCGGATGCGCGTCTGGCTATAAGTATCCTTGAGCAGCGGACAGAAACCGCAGGGGGCCTTGGCATGCAGGAGCACCTTCCCACCGCCCTGTCTCAGGAAAAAAGCGAATCCCAATCCCCGCAACTCCCGCGCTCGACGGTTAACGCGCATATCAGCCGGGGGGATTCCAGTCCGTACAGCGGGAGCAGCGAACAACGGGA